GTGTTTACTATCCTCTTTTATTACAATATCAGTAATTATAAATAATCCATTTTCTTTTAATAATGTATGAACATTATGGAAAAACTCCGGTCGGTTTTTATAATGAAACGCAGATTCTAGAGAGATGATTCGATTAAATTGTTTAGTAGGAAATACGTCTAATAAATGAGCAGCATCTCCAACTTTAAATTTTATACTAGATTTAGAAATACCCAAAGATCGTCTTATTTTATTTGCGTATTCTATTTGTGTTTCTGAAATATCAATGGCCGTTATCTTCATTTTATGGAGAGACGATAACGACCGTTTGTTATGCCAAAAAATATCTTGTGTGCCATAGCCACATCCAACATCTAATACAGAACCGTTATAGTCGGATAATTTACCTTTATCAAATATAAATTGACAAAGGTTCTCATTCGCCTCTTTGATAGATGTTGTATTATGCTTCCATAACCCATAGTTCATAAAATAATTATTTGGACTAACACTTTGAATACATTTAATAAAAGTATCATACGTAATATGATCGTTCCGGCGAAAATAACGATGTATATAATATCTAAAGTAATGTTTACAAGAAATAAAAAGTAGGAATATAATGAATAATATAATGAATAATATTTTTAAAACACACATTAGATTCCCTAGGTAGTTTATATTTAATAAAATATAATATTCCATTTTATATAATGATAGAACCAGAAACATCCGTAGACAACCACGAAGATATCCGAGAGAAAATTAACCTAACACTAGATACATTAAACGACATTAATCAAGTATTTGAATACGTGAAATTAATCATGGAAGCGCTAGAGCAGCAACCCATTCCCGGAAAAACGAAAAAAGAATTAGCCCTAAACATACTACGAGACGTAGTAGATAAATCCGGGTTGGATGAAACAAAGAAAGCAGAGTGTATTGCGTTAATAGATAATAATATAATTTCCAATGCGATAGACATAATTATAGTAGCTGCATCAGGAAAAATGGAGATAAATATGCCGACCCTTAGCACAGCTAGCGCAACATGTAGTAACTTTATAATACCGTGTGGAATATCTCTTTTAACAAAAAGACCGAAATAATGTATACTATATATAAATGCCTAGTAGTTTTAGTAAAAGTTCCTTTGCCCGAACCGGAACAAAAACACAGATAAATAGAGTATCGTTTAACCAAACCACTACAGAGACTCCCTTTGATAAACTAGAAACCATACAAGATAGGATGAATATAGATCATTTTTCCCCCATAAAATCACCACATCGTAGAAAGCGAAAAGCCAAAACAAGGAAATCTCAAAAAAAACGAGTAAACAAAACCAAAAAACGTAACAAAAAACACCAACGGAAAAACATCCAACAAAGGGCACGATACGATGCGGTTAAACTGCGTCGCAATAAACACATAGAATAAAATATATTTTCACTATATAGATGAATAACACCCGAAAGAAATGGACCCTAGTTATAATGTTAGTCAGCCTGGAAATTGTAGCACAATATAGCCTAAATTATAGCGCTGTACACAAAGAATCAATGTATAAATACCTAGGCATATTATTATATGCCGTGTCAGGCTATTATTATTATGAACTATTAGAATTAACAAATGATTTAGGTCTGGCCAATGTATTATGGACGTGTGGCACCTTTATAGGAATAACATTACTAGCCGTAACGGTTAACCAAAAAAAACTATCCATGCGAAAAATAGGAGCATCCATACTAATCATTGCGGCAATTTTATTATACGGTGATTAAGAAACCCTAACACTATATCTCTTTACATAATCTATTATATTCTCATTTACAAACTTACTAATAAAATCATAATTTTGTAATATAAATACCGTTACCCCAAAAATCAAGTCCAATAGCAATATAATATATGCATACTCATATTTTAAATATACCAAAACCGAAAATATCAAAAAATTAACAGCATGAATCAGTCTATACGGGCTCCACCACACATCCGAAAGTAGACCAGAGAAATATATAAACAACCAATATATTGCCATCCCAAACGTAAACACCGCTAATAACTGTAGGCGTGCAAGTTTATCGGCAACCGCCGTTACAGCTGCAGAAGCATTATCAGCAGTACCAGCCGCCCCCTTATCAGCAGCACCCGTCTCGGCCGCACCCGGCTTCCCAGAATCTACGAAGCGATTTACCACCGCTATATACACCAACAAACTTCTAATAGGCACACAAAATATAAAAAACGCTAAAATAGTAGCAACGTTTTTGTTCATATATACTTAAGCTATTTATTTATTACCATCAAAATACTATATATTAGTAATTAAATAAAAAATTGAAATATAGAATTAAAGACAATCGTATAAGTATAACTATGTCCTCCTCCACCGCATTAACCACCGCCCCCAAATTATATGAACCACGGTTCAATCCAGATACCAACACATATGAAGATGAATGTCCGTGGGTAAAAGGTTGGAGAGGCAGGAGAGAACCACACAAATGTTTTTGCAATGCCAATGTGACCTTTAACACTAGGGCAGTTTTCAAGCAACATATTCTTAGCGGAAAACATAAAGAGGCGTTAAAAGACTATAATTCCGAAAAGGATGAGGTCAAATCCCAAATAAAGGAGTTTCATATCAAGATCGACCAATTAGAGAGGGCAAAAAATAAACTATCAAAAGCAAATGCCAAACTAACGGAAGGGATTGAGAAGGCCAATAAACATATAGAACGGCAGTCGGTAATTATTATCAGTCAAAAACAAGAGGCTCTAACTATAGCAGAAAGTACGGCGGAGGAACTCGCCAAACAAAAAACCAAGCATCGCAAACGAAAAAATAAGCTGTCCGAAATGACCGACTATCTAGCAATTGTAGAGACAGAGAATAATACCCATACAACCAAGATTTCAGAGTTAGAAGCCTATATAAAAATTATCGAATCAACCCCGCAATCGCCCCCTCCTACACTATCTCTACCACGCTCTCCTCCACCCGCTCCTCGCAAAAAACCACCATCCGAACAAGAAGAACTATCCGAACCAGAAGAACATACCAATGAAGAAGAACAATGGCACGATGTGTCCGACGAAGATTAACTAGGCTTCTCTCTATAGGGGTCTATTAGATCCATAATAAATGGATTCATTTGCTCCGGATCTAACATATATTTTGTACAACACATTGATTTTTTTCGTTGTTTAAATTCAACGTGATCTAATAAAACAATGGTTAGCCACCATTTGCACCAACTATACTGAAGTTTTTCTGCATTCTTTATTTCAAGCCGAAACATCTGGTCTATCATGGAAAAGGCCGATTTTAATAATAATATTTCTTTAATAAGTTCTTTCTTTTTTTTAAATAATTTCTGTGTTTTTTCTTTATCTAGTTCATTATTGGTATACGTAAATTTTAAATAACGTAGCTCATTTTTGGTATTTTTGAGAGACGTAATTAGTTTTTTTCTATGATCATCTATCTTTTTTATTATTGAAAATACATTAGTATTATAAATAACCGGAAAATTATAACGTATCGCTCTCGGCACTATAAATTGATTCGTTTCTTTTATATCTGAAATACTTTTTTTAACATCTTCTATTTGTCTGCACACATTTTGCTCTATTTCTTCGCATGGCTTCCCATTGTTAAATAATAATATGGCACCGGACGTAAATTCCACTGCCGTCTGTAATTTATCATATTGATGCGAGGACGTTTTATGAGCCTCTGCAGCCGCATCCAATTTTAAGTAATTGACTAATGCCAATAAAAAAGCGACTAATGCCGAAAGCCCCGCGAATATAACATTATAATCATCTAACGCTTCAATCAATACTGAACTCAACGAGGATATAAATATAGCAGGTAACATTAACCTATTCAACATCATTTCACATCTGGTTTTAGATTCCATATAAATTATTTTTTGACCCTTTAAATAACTCGCCAATATATCCAACGCCGCAGAAAACTGATGGTTTACATCCAAATATTGCCTATCAATCTCTCTCTCTACCGCTATTAAATTTAATTTTTTATATTCCGGTATAGAATTCTCTGTTCTAGAACCAAACTGACATTCCTCTAAACTATTCGTCTCATTACTTGTATCCATCTCACTAGAGTCTCCAAAACTAACTACAGACTGACTTGCTATAGTCACCTTATTAAGACGCTGTAACGAGGGTTGCAATTCCGCATTATCCGCCAACATCTGCGCCTTGGACTGTCGCATCATACTAACTAACCCAGTAACCATACTAGCATTATCCATAAACAGAGTTTCATCCCCCGCTCGAGCACGCCAAGTATTAAAATACTTCATTAATTTAATTATATTCGTGTTAATTGTTTCATCTATACGAATCTCTATAGTATTCATCCTTGTACTATTATATAACCTTTATTTTCCTGTAGAACCAAACCCACCGGTTCCTCTCTCGGTATAACCCAAATCTCCATGGCTATCTACAAGCTCTACATAGATCGGTCTCCCTGAAAACGCTAGAATCTGGAATACACGTTGATACTTGGAGAGAACCACCTCCTTCTTTTTTACACAATCAACACACGCAATAATATGTCCTCTATATCCAGAGTCGATTACTCCAACACTATTCGCTAATCTCACCGGGGTTTTAGAACCCAGACTTGATCTGGGTAACAACATAAATGGCACTGGCTCTTCTAGATATTCACCCGAATATACATCATTATCCAAAATATACATTAAACCTCCCATACATAGAAATACCATACCTAACATCCACCACCGATAATTAGCCATCATAATAAATAAGCATGTTCCAAACATACTCAAACCAAGCGTATTATGCATTGTAATACACGACTTCGTTTCCTCATATAATGCTGCCGAGATATTCAAATCTAACTTCTGCGAAAATAACATACTACCCTCCTCATTTATTATTTCTTCTTCTGGAAATAATAAATCAAACCCCGAATCGGGATAACTGTTAAATAATATTTTACTATTATGATTATTAATATGCTCTAGATATTCTTTCTTTAGCGACTCATCACCCTCTACAAACACCTTTAATTTCAACGGTTTCAAATTGTTCTTCTGCGTAGCCAGTGTGTATCTATAATCTCTCGTCGCCATACTTATCCTTATATATTACCATTATTTTAAATCCATTTCCGGATTAGTTATTTATTCACGGCATTCTCCTCCACAAATATAGCCATATCGTCCTTTGAGCGGTCACCCTTATATTCTACTGGGTTAGCCTTGTCATTCCCTTTAAATATATGTATCAAGGGGAACCCATAAATTTTCACCTTTTCATGAACTGGTTGATGCGCAGTAGCATCCACTCTTACAATACTTATCTTCTTATTACCCGAATACTGTTGGGCCAATGCTTCTATATCAGGCATCATCTTCTTACACCATCCACACCACGGAGCATAAAACATAACAAGCACATCATTGTCATTATTCATAACCACCTCATCAAAATTA